ATCGAGCTTGGCGGGTCGCTGATCCGCATGTCACCCGTGGATACAGGTCGGTTCCGTGGCAACTGGCAGTTCAGTATCGCTTTACCTGCCGGCGGCACGCTGGACGCGATCGATCCCACCGGAACGGAAACGGCCGCGCGCATTGTTGGCGACTCAGTACAGTTTCAGGCAGGGACCACTGCCTTCATTGTGAACAATTTGCCGTACGCCATCCCACTGGAATACGGCCACTCCGACCAAGCCCCGGGCGGGATGGTGCGCATCACGCAGGCACGCTTCCAGCAGATCGTCCTCGAAGCCATCAGGAACAACCAGGTATGAGCCACAACATCATCGCCGCGGCCTTCGAGTCGCGTCTGCTGGCCTGGGCCAAGACTCGAACGAAGCCGCTGAAGGTGGTGGTGGAGAACGAGACCTACAGTCCTATGGCCGGCGAGACGTACCTGCGAGCGTTCACGCTGCCTGCGACTACTGCCAGTAACACGCTGAGCGGCGATCACCGACTGTATACCGGCGTGTTTCAGGTCAACATCGTTGCGCCCTCGGGCAAATACCGGACCGAGGCGAGCGGCATCGTCGACGAGCTGGCCGCGCTGTTCCCTCTGAATCTGCGCATCCCACGCGGCGGACTGGTCACCCTGGTGATGACGCCGGTTGCGCCAGGTCCAGGTATTCCAGACGGCAACACCTTCACGATATCGACCTCGTTCCAGTATCGAGCCGACACCAACTAATTCGCCCGTTGGGCAACCCCTGAACCCGCCAGTGAGCGGGTTTTGTCATTTCTGCACAGAGGAAACATAACCATGGGCTTTCGACTCCCCAACGGCGCCACCCTTGAAATTGCCTCGACCTATGGCACCGCCATTCCGGTGACAGCGTTGAGTAATGCGAATCCAGCCGTGGCGAGTGCTGCTGCGCACGGCCTGAGCGATGGCGACATTCTGGCGGTAACCTCGGGTTGGACGCGCCTCAACGACCGCGCCGCGCGTGTCTCGGACAGCCTGACCGGCACCTTCGCACTGGAAAACATCAACACCACCAACCTGCAGCCGTATCCGGCGGGCTCTGGCATTGGCTCGGTCCGTGAGGTAACCGGTTTCGTTGAGATCTCTCAGATCACTGACGTTGCCACCAGCGGCGGCGACCAACAATTTCTGACCTTCGGCTTCTTGGCTGACGATGACGACCGCCAGATCCCGACGACGAAGAACCCGATCAGCATGTCGGTGACAGTGGCGGATGACCCGGCACTGCCGTACGTGGCGGTGGTTGAAACCGCTGACGAAGACAAGTCCACGCGTGTTCTGCGCCTGAACCTGCCGAACGGTGACAGCATCCTCTATAACGCCTACGTCACCATCACCTCGACCCCGGCCCTGTCTCGCAACAACCTGATGACCCGCGTTATCAGCCTGTCGCTGGCTGGCCGTCCTACTCGTTACTCGGCGGCGGTGTAATCCATGGCGAAGATTAAAATCTCCCAGAACCCGACCTTCAAGACGAAGGTCGCCATTCCTCGCGTGGGCGGGAAGCCTGAAGACGTGGAGTTCGAATTCAAATATCTGGACCGTCTAGCCCTTTCTGCGCTCTTCGACAAATGGAACAGCGCGCGCGACGAGCACGCCAACAAGGTCAAAGAAGATGGCTTGAGCTGGCAGGAGGCCACGGTCTCGGAAATCGGCATTCAGGTCGCCCAGCTCCGAGACATCGTTGCGGGCTGGGCCTTCGACGAGAAGCTGTCGGATGAATCCCTGACGGCACTGGTCACCACATGCATCGGCGCACCTCAAGCCGTTCTGGATGCGTACCAGAGCGCTTATAACCCAGCCCGCCTGGGAAACTGAGCGGCGCCGCCCGCGTCATGTACGAGCGAGGGCCATCCGAAGCGGATCTGGCGGCCTTCGGTATGACGCTCGCCGACATCCCGGATGAAGAGTACGAAGTCTGGCCGGACAACTGGCCGGCTGTCCGCCTCTTCGAAGCAATGTCGACCCAGTGGCGCACGGGCATGGGCGGGGCGTCCGGCCTGGATTACAACGCGCTCCCGCCAGTCGCCAGCATGCTGGGCATCAAGCGGCGCGAACTTTCAGAAGCCTTTCACGACGTCCGCGTCATGGAAGCAGAAGCCATGCTCGTGATGAGCGAATCGAAATAACGGAGCCCGCATGACTTCTATTGCTGAACTCGGCATCAAGGTCGACTCGACCGATGCCGCGCAGGCGAGCTCCGACCTCGACAAGCTCACGGCGGCGGGTGGCCGGGCGGAAAAAGCTGCCGAGGGTGTTGCCCGTGGCGCTGACAAGGCCGCGGCTTCGATCAAAAAGCAGAAGGATGAGCTGGGCGACTTGCTCGGCGAGATCGATCCGACCGTAAAGGCTCTGGGCCGGTTGGACGAACTCGAAAACAAGCTAGCGAAGCAGAAGAAGCTCGGCGCGCTCGACGCATCGACCTTCAGCGAGTACCAGGCCAAGATCGATCAGTCTCGAACCAACCTGACCAAGTTTGACGACTCGCTGACCCGCACCGGGAACACTGCCAAGCAGACCGCTGCTGCGCTGCGTGGCGTGCCTGCGCAATTCACAGATATTGCCGTTTCGCTGCAAGGCGGTCAGAACCCTTTGACTGTTCTGCTCCAGCAGGGCGGCCAATTGAAGGACATGTTTGGCGGCGTTGGGCCCGCGGCGCGGGCCATGGGCGGCTACGTCCTCGGCCTGGTCAATCCGTTCACGGTAGCCGCTGCGGCGGCTGCGGCTCTGGGTCTGGCCTACTACAAGGGCAGCCAGGAGGCTGACGAGTACAACAAGGCGATTATTTTCACCGGCAACTCGGCGGGGACCAGCGCAAACCAGTTGCGCTCGATGGCTGACCAGGTATCGGCGACCGTGGGCACCACCGGCGCGGCTGCTGAGGTTCTGGCGAAGCTGGCCGGTAATGGAAGGATCGCCACCAGCAGCTTCGAGGAAATCACCGAAGCAGCGCTGGAATGGGAAAAGTCGACTGGTCGCGCTATCGACGAGACCGTCGGGGAGTTCGCCAAGATCGCGAAAGACCCAGTGGTGGCAGCGAAGGAGCTGAACGACCAATACAACTTCCTGACAGCCTCGGTTTACGCACAGATTGTCGCGCTGAAGGAGCAGGGCAACACCATCGGCGCGGCCAATCTCCTGACCGACACCTATGCCGAGACGATTCGGTCCCGCTCTGGCGAAGTTACCGCGAACCTCGGCCTGATCGAGGGGGCATGGCGCAAAATCAAATCAGCCGCCTCCGAGGCGATTGACGCAACGCTGGATGTTGGCCGGACCCAGTCGATCGACAGCCAGATCGCGAATCTGGAAAAGATAGTCGCAGGGCGGAGAACTGGAGTACTTGCGCAGCTGTTCCCGGATGACTTGGGCGCCGGTAGCCAATCGACCAAGTTCATTGAAAGCCAGATCGCGGCGCTCAAGCGCGAGAAGGCGCAGATCGACGCCAACAGCAAGGCCCAGGGCGACAGGGCGAAGATTGACCGCGATGGCATTGATGCAAGCATCCGCCTCAAGGCAATCAGCGATTCCAACCTCACCAACGAGGAAAAGCGCAACAAGCTGATCAAGGAGTACAAGCGGGACGTCGAGGCGCTGCGCAAGGCCAACCCGAACGATCCGCTGGTCCAGGAAGCGGTCGTCACGAAGACGATCCAGAACATCCAGGACAAGAACAAGGACCCGAAGGCGGCGACAACTTCCGTCAACCTGGCCGAGTTCAACGACTCAAAGAACCAACTTTCGCTGATTCTTGGCGAGTACAAGAACGCCCAGAAGGAGCTGGAGGCGGCGCAGAAGGCCGGCCTGGTCACCCAGGAAGATTTCCTGCTCAAGCGGCAGGCCTTGATCGGAAACGAGCGCGACGAGGTCACGGCTGCCTACCAGGCAGAGATCGATGCCCTCGAAGCATCGAAGGGCAAGGCCAGCACTTCAGCCAACCAGCGCATCCAGCTGGACCAGAAGATCGCTGACGCCCGGGCCAACATGGTCAAGGCGCAGAAGGAGGCTGACAGCGAGCTAGAAGTAATCGCCACCAACGAGCAGGGAAGGCTCGCCAAGCAGGCCCAGGCCATCAAGAGCTACACCGATGCCCTGGACCAGCAGAACGTCGCCCTGCGGCGAGCTGGTAGCCGTGCGGCGGATGGAGTAGGTCGGGGTGACCGCGAGAACGCCATCAATGGCGAACTCAACGGCATTGCCGACCGGGCCAACCAGCAACGCCTAGACCTGGCCCGCGACAAGGCAGACGCATCGCGCAACATGAGCGCCGAGGAATACCAGGCCAAGCTCGACGCCATCAACAAAAGCGAGAGGGACCTGAGCGAAACAGTGCTCAGCAACTACGACCAGATGTCGGAGGCTCAAGGCGACTGGCGCAAAGGGGCGACGTCGGCCTTCAGCAATTATCTGGAAAGCGCGCGCAACGTTGCCGGCCAGACGCGCGATCTTTTCACCAATGCCTTCAGCTCGATGGAGGATGCAGTCGTCAACTTTGCCATGACCGGGAAGTTTTCGTTCGCCGACTTCACCAAGTCGATTCTGGCGGACATGGTGCGGATCGCAACTCGAGCAGCAGCCTCATCCGCGATGGAGGCTCTATTCGGCCTTGCTGCATCTGCCGCCGGTTCGTATTTCGGTGGCGGGGCGTCTTCGGCCGGATCAACCCAGGCCGGATACACCGGCACCGACCTTTCAGGCTTCACCCCGGGCAGCATTCAGGCCAAGGGCGGCGCCTGGTCGGGCGGCGTGCAGATGTTCGCAAACGGCGCAGCGTTCACCAATTCCATTGTCAGCAAGCCGACGGCGTTCGGTATGGCGGGCGGTGAGGTTGGCGTGATGGGCGAAGCGGGGGAGGAGGCGATCATGCCGCTGACCCGCACGGCCGGCGGCAAGCTTGGGGTGATGGCGATTGGTGGCGGTAGCGGATCCAGCAGCAACCAGGTGGTCATCCAGCAGAACTTCGCTGTGCCCGAGGGGCAGGGCGCTGGGACTGACGATTCCACCAGCCAGGCCGTCGCCCAGGCTTACGCCAGAGCGGCAAAGCAGGGAGCGCAGGAGCAAATCGCAAGGGATCTGCGTCCGGGCGGCCAGATCTGGCAAGCCATCAACGGTCGGTAACGAATCCCCGCTTCGGCGGGGTCATCTTTTTCAGGGAGGCGTTAGGCAATGGAAACCTTCACCTGGGTTCCGGACAAAGAGCCTTCCGGGACCGTGGCGTTTCGCGTCAAGTCCGCAAAATTCGGCGATGGCTACGAGCAGGTCGCCGAGGACGGTATCAACAACAAGACCCAGTCTTGGCCGCTGACCTTCACTGGCCCCAAGTCGCGGATTACTGCGATCAAAGCATTCCTTGATGCGCACAAAGGCGCCACGGCTTTCTCCTGGGCTGAGCCATTCGGAGAGCAGTTGCTAGTCCGGTGCGGCGAATATCAACCACGGCACGCCGGCGGAAATGTCTACAGGCTGGCCGCAACCTTTGAGCAGGCATTTCACCCATGACCATTGTCCCACTCAACCTCGGTGCATCGGAAAACGATGGCAGTGGTCAGAATTTGCGCTCGGGCGGCCAAGTCATCAATGCGAACTTTGCCGAGCTGGATCAGCGGACCACCGCGGCACAGGCATCCGCCGACGCCGCAGCAGGTGCTGCAGCCAATGCGGACTCAAAAGCAGACAATGCCCAGGCCAAGGCAGATGCCGCTATCCCTGCTTCTCAAAAGGGGCAGCCTGGCGGCGTTGCAGTTCTAGATGGTAGCGGAGTTGTGCCGGCCAGTCAGTTGCCGAGCTATGTGGATGACGTCCTTGAGTTCGCGAATCTGGCTGCATTCCCTGTCACCGGCGAGACAGGCAAGATTTACGTCGCCATCAACACCAATAGCCAATACAGATGGAGCGGCACCCAGTACATCCTACTTTCCGCATCTCCTGGCTCTACGGATGCGGTGCCTGAAGGCGCAGTCAATAAATATTGGACCAATGCCAGATCCATAGCGAGCGTCCTCACCGGGCTTCTCACCACAAACCCGGCTGTGGTGACTGCAGCAGACACCATTCTCACCGCAGTAGGGAAGCTGCAACGGCAAATCAGCGATGCAGTAGCCGCGCTCGGGAATAAGGCCGCGAAAGGGGCCAATAGCGATATCACCTCGTTGTCCGGACTGACCACAGCTGTCTCGATTGCTCAGGGCGGTACAGGGGCGACTACGCTCGCAGCCGCTCAAGCTGCCCTTGGGATCAACTCAGCGATCAACCTTCCTACCGGGACTGACCTGAACAATATTCAGGCCAC